ACGGTCAAAAGATAGTTCGGCAAGCCTTCCCTGCACAACTCCACGCTCGGCCTCCAACTCCTTCATAATATCGGAGCGTCTTTTCAGCCCAAGCGCTCCAAGCCCAAGCTCCGCCCGAAATGCACGGGTGTCGCCGCGAGCAATTTCAAGCTCTTGTTTCATTTTTTCAGATGCAATTTTCCGCAGGCGATCATTCAGCTCTTCGCGCTGTACGGCAATTTCCTCATTTTCCAGCATCTGCTCGTTTGTAAGCGTGTTTCCGATTCCCTGAAGATATGGTGATAGCGTTGGATCTTGGCTTAATTTGGGAAGATCCTTCAGTTTTCCCTTGACCTTGAGGCCCCCTTTTTCAAACGTGAAATCAACGTCAGGCTGTTCGGCTTCCTGCGCGGCGCGTTGCGCCTCGGCCTGGCGAATACGCATAAGCTCGTCCTGTCTGGACATTTCCATAAGTGCCGGGATGTCGATAACTGCCATTTTATTTCTCCTAGATTCTGATTAGATTTGAAAGACCGCCTGCAATATCTCCAAAAATCTGCGCTCCGCTCGGCTGGCGAGAGATTGCCCCGACCTGTGCGCCATAGGTGCTGGAAAGATAATCTGCCTGCGCCCCGTATAAATTTGTGAACGTGTTTGTAAGTTGAACCGGAATCTCCTGTTGAGCCACCTGGAAGAACGGCTGCGCCGTACTCGGAGCCTGACCGAACTGTCCGGGCAACGGCTGGGTCGCCTGAATGTAGTTCTGGAAGGCGGCCTGCTGCTGTGCCGTTCTGGCCTGCGCCAAGTTGGCGATGGAAGGACCACCGGCGATGAAGCCGGAAGCGGCACCGAGGCGTTGCTGGCGGAGTGCGTCGCGAAGGGCAACATCGCGCGCCAAGGCCGCGCCGGTCGTCTCCCCCGACGCAAGAAACTGTTGGGCGGCCCCATAACGCGCAAGCTTGCGTTGCTCCCCTGCGGCCCCAAGGGTGGCCGCTTCCTCGACTGCCGGTCCAAGACCGAAGATGTTCCCTCGCGCCGTCTGCGCCGCACGGACGGCCTGCTCGTACCCGCGCCGTTCCTCCTGCCCGATGGTCGATCCAAGGCGAAGCTGGTTGAGCGCTTCCTGCTCGATGGTCTTGCGAAGCTGTTCGGTCGGTTCCGTCGTGGTCGGCGGAAGCGGCGCTTCGGCCATCTGGCGGTACTGGCGACCAAGTCCAACCGCCGTGCGGAAGGTGTCGGGGTCGATCTGGCGAAGCTGCTGGGTTGCGCGCTCTTCAGGTAGCTGGATATATTCGCGGAAAGCGACAATCTGTTTTAATCCCTCTTCGCTACCCGGAGCCAATGGCTTGAAGTTCTGGATCTGATTGGTCGCGTCCGCAATGCCGGACTACACGCTGGCCAGGTCGGATCGGAGCTGGTTGACCACCACCTCGCTGGATGCGCGGCGCGGGTCGCCAGCCGGGAGCGAGCCAAGCAGGTTCTGCGCCGCGTTCAGCCTTTCCGTGATCCCGGCAACCTGGGCGTTGCCCTGCTGGACAAGCTGGTTTAGGCGACCCAGCTTGGCTTGGTTATAGTCGTTGAGAATCTGCTCGTCGCTGACCTGGAAATTAAGGCGAGTGGCGAGGTCGGATGCGCCGAAGTTCTGATCTCCGCCCAGGGCAGCCACGGCCTGATTGATGGCCTGCGGCTGGCCTACCTGCGACCCCATCCCACCGGCTCCGCCCAAGGCGCGGATCTGTTCGGCCAGGGTGTTGTAGGTTCCTTCGCGCCCATAGATTGCATCCTGAAGCTCGGTTTGGGCGGACAATAACTCCGAAAGCGTTTTGTCGTATTCTGGGTTCTTCTCAACATTGGTGGTTGAGGTGTTTACAAACCTGTCAGTTGCCATCGTTCTCGCGCCACGACCTTTTACCATCACAGGTGATTTCCCAGTCGCGGTTGAAACCTTGAAGCTTTCCATGCCAGCCAGCTTCTCATTCAGGTCGGCAACCTTTTTACGAAGTTCTTCTACGCTGGCCATATTAGGAAGGGATGTTCATTGGGGGTTGCGAAACTCCGGTTCCGATTGTCCCGTAGTAGGAGGCGGGCGCGGATTGCGGGCCAAACGCCACCTGCGGCTCTACCGAGGCATAGGGGCTGCGGCCATAAAGCTGTTCAAATTGGCGGGTAAGCTGTGCGCCCAGACCGCGCTGGAGTGCGTAGCCCTGCGGGGATAATTCAAACTGGCGGCGAAGTGTTTCCGTGCTGCGTTGCGGGCCGTACATCCGCTCGGTTTCGATGCCGTAACGAACCGCCGCCAACTGATCAAGCGCGGACAACTGGCGCTCCAGTTCCCGCTGCTGTGGCATATACTGCATCCGCATCTTGTTTTCAACCGCCGTCATTTCGGGCAGTTTCTCGATGTAGGTATCCACGTTCATGCGGTAAGCCTTGGCGTTGGCTTCCGCAACCCTTTCCGGGTCGGGAGGAGGAGGGGGTGCCGGGATGGATGGTCCGCCGCCCATGTCAGTTCAGAGCCTTTCGCATAAAAGTGTAGTAATCGTACTCCTTGTAAAAGCCGTTTCTTTTGAAGGTGATCCTCCTGCGCGGACCAAAGCGATCCCAAAGGATCGACAGCAGGCATTTAAGAGCCTTGCGACTCAAGGCGTTACTTATACCATCCAAAGAGGTCACGGTCAAGTCAACGAAGACGGCATCACCATCTTCGGTATGTTCATAAGGCTCAGGGGGTTCAAACCCGCGAACACACCTGGCAACGGCCACCCCGGCGATATTGTCCCCCTCCTTGGCAACTCCGACCAGCCCGCGATTCGCGTGCCAATCAAGCCATTCCCTGAAGTTAGGCCACATGGACTCAGGCACACCTGAAGCCTCGATGTATTCAGCCGCCGTCACGATATGTTCTTCTGCACCTCGATGGTGTCCGGGTTGGCCGCAGCCGTGATCTGGCGGATGGCCAGCTTGTCGCCGGTGGCTGAAATCTTGATGTTGAGAAGCCGCCACTTCTCGTAAGCCCGCAGATCCGAGGCGATGCGCTTTCTGACCGAGGTTGGCAGGATGGCTGGCAGCACAAAGGGCAAGGTAAGCTTGGCTGAGGCCACGTTTATATTGGGCTGAACGTCGATGTCGGAAGTGTCGATGTCGCGTTGGATGGAGATCGTCACGTCGGTCGAGTTGGAATCGTCAAAGACAGCCTCAAAATGGCTTCCATGCTTCTCGGCAAACGGATCGCCAAAGTCAAAGTCCTTGGTTCGGACATAAGACTCATAGAAGGAACCGGCATCCTTGTAATCGTCCGATGTGGTCTGGGAGGGATTTTTGTGTCCGTTGTACTTGAGAAGAATCCCGGTCGTGCTTTTGCCGATTGCCCGCACGCCCTCGTTGGAATAGTTGCTCAATGTGAACTGCATGACCTGCGGCGACCATACACCCTCAAACGCCTGAAGCGTGGTGTTGTAGACCAGCAGCGTGTCGTTGTAGTCGTTGGAGCCGGTTGGGATCGCAAGGAAGTAGCGGTTGTCGTAGAACAAGGCCGAAGCGATACCAACCTCAGCCGTGTTGATGGCCTGGATCTCGTCCTTGACCACCTCGGAGATGGGGAGGCCGACCGCAGTAAAGTCGTCGGATGCGGATCGCACCAGCGAGCGGATGCCGTCATCGGCAAGAAAGAAGATGTCGGAATTGACCTGCACGGCGGTCTGCTCGGCCACGCAGCCCACGTTGCTGGAGATAAGCTCCACGATCCAATCCGCCCCGGAGGTGGCATCAAATGGAATCGTCACCTGAAAGATGCGACGTTTTTTGAACACCACGATTCTGTTCTGGTAAAACTGGACAATCGCCGTGATTTCGTCTCCGTCGTCCGCGTTGACGATGATCGAATTGGAGGAATCCCACACTGAGGCGTCAAGAATGTCGGAGGCGTAAAGCGTGTTTCGATGCACGCCGGAACCGACCGCAAAGAGGCGGTTGCCGGTATTGATGAGCAGGCGCAGGTTCTGGGGCGGAGGGCTGACCGTGGCAGTCGCGGTAGCGCCGGAGCCATCGCCCACAATGGTCACGGTCGGTGTTCCCAGATAGCCCGATCCGCCATCGACCACCACCACGCCGGTCACGGCCCCGCCAGCCACGGTTGTGGTCAGGGTCGGAAGCGTGCCTCCGAGGCTTGGGCCGGACACAATGGCGGTCGCGCTGGTGTAGTTTGACCCTGCGGTATTGACCGTGATCGCCCTGACCTTCCCGCCTTGCTGAGTCGCAACCTGCCCGTCCCAGTAATAAAGCCCGCCGGAAGCGTCGGCCATGTACATCCTGTCGTTGAACTGGGCCATCGAAACCTTGACGTCGTAATCGGTCGAGAATCCGTCCGCCCAATACTGCACATCGCTATCGAATGTGCGGGTGGCCTGCGTCCATGTCTCCAATGCCGGGTGCAGGTCGGCTATGCCGTTGGAGTTGATCGTGTACAGCCTGCCCTGCGCCACATCCACGATCTCCTCGTACTGGGCGGTGTCGAAGTATCGGAAACCCCCAACCGACCCAAGCTGGCTGGTGGCGGTCGAGCAGAAAGCGGTTGCGCCCAGCCTTGTCTCAAGGTTGCCCTTGGGAGACAGGGTCATGTTGTACATCTCCTGCACTTGGTTGTTGGCCAAGAGATCGGACTGCAACCCGCTGGCCTGACCACCCGTAAAGCTACGGATGCCGTCAAAAGCCAATAGGTCGTCTAAATTGTCGCTATAATAAGGCACTTTAGGCGGCCGTAATTTCCTCTATCGAGAGGTCGCCAAGGCCGACCGGCGTGATTTGCTTGATGCCGCCCACCTGTGAAAGCTCGTAGTTGGCCATCGCCGCCAGATCCGCATTGGCGGTCTGCACGACCGACTGCGCCTTGGCATACTGCCGCTCGCGCTCCAGCGCATCGGCGTGGGTCAGGGCCAAGACCACATGATGAACATGGGGCAGGCGCAGCTCGTCATTGATCGCATCCGAGGACGGCGGGAAATCGACAATGTAGTTTGCGCGGGTCAGGCAGCGCAGCTTTTCCACCACCCGAAGCGGCGTGGTTCCGGCTGTCTCCAGGCGCGGGTACAGGTCAAGCTCGGCAATGCCAGAAGAGTTGCGACCCTTGAAGTGATACACTTGCGGGTCGCCCGTGCGGGCTTCTTCCAATAGGTCAGCGTCTTGGCTGACGATGGTGGAGAGATCAATCGGATCAACCTCGTTCTTGTCATAGGCAATCGAAAGCGGGGTTTCGACGTTGCTACCGAGGGTCACGGTGCGGGCGGTGCCGACCGAATAGGTGGAGGTCGTGATCGTCTCCCTCCAAGGGGCGAAGTTCCATACCCGACGATAGTTGAGGGATGCCGACTTCTGCAGGAAATCAAGTGTCTCCGAGTCGGTCTTGCCGACTTTTGAGCCTGCAAATTCAGCAATTTCAGTCAGGGTCATTCGCTGGTTCCTTCGGTTACAATAGGTTCTGGTTCAGGTTCGGGCAATGGTTCCGTGTTAAACCGCTCATAAACCTCGCCGTCAATTTCCTCAGTATAGGCTCCCGTAACCCTATGTCCAGCAGGCACGCTGGCGGGGTGGTATGGCTTGACCCCGATCTGGGCAAGCTGTTCCTTGCCCCAGCACCAGAAGATGCTGGCCGGATGATTGACATCTCCGATGCGGATGCCTTGGGGTTGGCGGATGATGTTGTTATTTGATGTGATCCACATATTGTCTCCTATCTTGCTCTGGCGTATTTGAAAGGGGCTTCGGCGAAGGCGGCGAATATATGAGTTCCACCGCTTGTGTTTGTTGATCCATCTGCGGATCTCATCTTAAATCCATTTGATAATATATCTATTCCATTATCGGAAACCTCTGCATCTGCTGTATTTGCCATCAGTCTTTTTGCAGACAAATTAACTTCGTTTCTTGCTGTGTCATGTATAATCCAATTTCCACCAGCAGAGCTAGTTAATTTAATTAAAACGTATTTTGGCCTAAACCCGCACCACACAAACGGCCCGTCTGCCGACCCGTTGCCGGTGTAGCTTCCGAACTTGGAGAATCCCTCCACCTCCGAGAATAAATAGGCAATGTAGGTGTCGTTGTTGGTGTTAACCAGTGCGCTTGTACCAACTGAAAACACGGAAGAAGTCGGGGCTGTATCGTTCCACACTGTATCCAAGTCTGCGCTTGCGGCCGTGGAATTAAGAAGAAGATAATCTGTTTCCGGTGCGGCGGTATTGGATGCGTGATAGACG